TCTATGACGATCAGACGGACATTTTGACTGACACTGGCTGGAAGCGGTTCGCTGACTTGTGCTACGCAGACAAGGTACTGTCACTGGATAATCAGGGGGTTGCCTCGTATCAAGCAATCAAGCGCATCATCAAGCAATCGTATCGGGGCGTGATGAAGTGTCACGAGAAATGCAATATCAATTTTTGCATCACACCCAACCATCAAGTCTACATCGCGCGTCCGTCAGGGAAGAATGGGCACAAGGCAAAGACTGCATTCGAGTTGGTGCGGTGGGACGCAATACCGCAGCAAGCTGTGTTTTTCAAGAAGGACTTCATCTGGTCGGGTCGAGAATTTGACCATTTCACATTTCCTGCACGAACGACGCGATGTAAGGGCCTGACCGTCTCCGCCGATGATTGGTTTGAATTTCTGGGTTGGTATTTGAGCGAAGGGTCGGTGCGAATATATCCAGAAAGAGGAACGTGTCACATTAGCCTTTCTCAATCTGAGAGTGTCCATTCAGAGCAGTATCAGGAAATAGCGTCCGTATGCAGACGGCTTGGCGTAGGAGTCAGTGAAGTACAGGACAAGATCGTCTTTGCCAACGACGCGATAGGAAAACACCTGAGAGAGCACTGCGGCCATCAGCAGCCATATAGGCGCATCCCGCAGTATTTGAGGGAGGCGTCGTCCCGGCAAATAAGGATTTTTCTGGCGGCGTTTATGAAGGGGGATGGATATAGGTTTGGCGCGACCACTAGATACAACACGGCCAGTAGAGAATTAGCGAATGGATTGCAGGAATTGATCGTCAAGGCGGGAAGTTATGCGAATATGCACATCAGGGACAATCGTGGCCGGCGGAGTTGGATAGGCGACCGCGCCATCGTCACGAAGCATTTGGATTATCTCCTGATTGAGCAATCGCACGATCATGTTTCATTCGACTCCATCGTCTTATCCAAGGACGTGAAGGATGTTGAATACGATGGCTATATCTACTGCGTCGAAACGGAACCCTATCACACCGTCTACGTGAGGCGGAAGGGAACGTGCTACTGGTCTGGAAATTCTACATTGAAGGATATGCGACAATACACGGAGAGTTATCCAGGCATTCATATCCCCAATTCGCCGCCCGTGGACGTAAAGATTCCCCAGTCCCGTTCGATCATCATGTTCCGCCACCTGGAAGAATTGCTGGGGGGCCAGACCCGCAAGCAGATTCAGAACGTCAATCTCGGCTGGGCCTATATCGAGCAGGCTGAAGAATTCGAGACGGCGGAACAGTTCGAGATGATCCGTGGCCGTCTGCGTAGAAAGCTCAAGCCGAATCGACGGTACTTCGACTTTCAGCGCCGCAAACGGCAAATGCTCTCGACCGCCAAAACATGCTTGGGCTGTCAATCGGCGAATCTTCGGGAAGAGAATGGCGTGGTGGTCTGCCTCGATTGTTCTCAGGTCTGGCTGCGCACGCCGGACCAGCGGTACGTGGATTTCCTGGAGTACCTGGAGCACAACGAACTGCGGACGGCCTTTACCATAGCCAACGCGAACGGCAAGAACTGGGTTTGGCGGCAATGGCTCAGTCCCAACCGTCCCAATCAAGATGAGTTCGTCGGGATCGAGGCCACGAGTTTCGACAATGAGCACAATATCGCGCCTGATGTGATGGCGGACTGGCGGTCGATGGCGAATGGCACCGAGATGCAGAAGCGCAAGTATCGTCGTTTCGTTATCAATAGCCACGACGAAATCGACTTGGAAGGAACGTACTATCTGTCGCTGATGCAGGAGGCGCGAAAGGGGGGCAGGATCGGTTCATTCGCGCCCGACAGGTCGGCGGCGACCCATACCGTCTGGGATTTGGGGGCCAGCAAGAGCGGCAGCGACACAACCGCCATCTGGTTCTTCCAGAAGCTGGGCAAGGACGTCCGGTGCATTCATTACTACGAAGGCGTCAGTGAGGGCATCGAGCATTACGTACGGCACGTAGACGAGGTAGGTCGTCGGATGGGGTTGCACTACGGCAAGCATTTCTGGCCGCACGATGGCAAGAAACTCATTCTGGCTACCGGCAAGGAGCAATGGCAAACGGCGGCGGATATGGGCCTGAAAGTCACGATATTGAACAAAGAGAAAGATGTGGGCGAGGGAATCGAGCGCGTGCGCAAATTATTGCCGTACTGCCAATTCGATGAAGTGGAATGCGCCCTTGGAATCGAGTGCCTGGAGGCTTACCGCCGCAGGAAGAACTACGCGATGAGCACCGAGGAAAAGGCGGTCTATCTGGACCATCCCGTTCATGATTCTGCCAGCCACGGGGCCGACGGATTCAGATATCTCTCCGCAGCCGTGCGTAAACTGGGTGTCGGTACGGCACTTAGCGAAGAAGAGATTCGTCAGATGATTAGCAAGTATAGTTGAGAAGATTTTTCTTGACAGGAGCACACAAGCACATCCATGATTCTGTCAAATAGGCACAAAATATAGTGTATTGGACCATTCATGGCGGCAGAAACCGAGCGCAAGAGCGACTTCAATCAGGCGTACCAGGATGCCTGGACGGTGTGGGGCTCATGGCAGGCATTTGCCAAAAACGATATCCGCGCCATCACCCAAAACGCCTGGACGGCAGCCGATATTGCCTACATGAAGAAAGTCATGCCGGACCGGGAGATCATGAGTTTCTCGGTTCTGCGTCGGCTGGTGAGGGTGATTTCCAATTTTGAGAAGATGAATCGGCTCAGCGTGCGTTACGAACCCGTAGAAGGTTCGGACGCTTTGGCGGCCGCGCAGTTTACACTCTGCGCCAACGATGCTTTGGCCCGAGGTCCCCAGCACGGATACTTCATCAAGAGTGACTGCTTCGAGGCCTCCCTGAAAACGGGCATGGTCCTGTTCAATATGGGCATTGACCGCAGCCACAACATCCTCTTCGACTGTTGCAGATACAACCAGTTTGTCCTGCACCCGCATTTTGCCAAGCGGGACTTGAGCGACTGTGAATATGGGATATTGAGAAAGTATATCTCAGCGGCCGAGGCGAAGATGATGTTTCCCGGTCGCGAGGCCGACATTGATCGTCTGGCCGCTGCCGGTCAGGTGCGACGTGATGACAAATTCGCCAATTACTCACCCGGAAGCCTGTATGGCAAGCGCCTGTTGGCGCTGGATGAATGGACACGCAGGACGGCGGTGCGGAAGCGATTCTGGCTGGATGTACGCGAAGGATATATTCGGGACCAGCAGGGCAATCGCATCGAATATCGGGATACGCCGATGGAGAGGATGCTGCTGGCGGACAATCCGTACTATGACGTGGTCGAGGATTGGCACAGGACGGTGGAGGTGACGCAGTACGTAGAGGGCGAGGAGTTCTATCACGGCGTAGACCCCTGGGGGATTGGCGATTTCAGTTTCACGCCCTTCATCTGCTACTTCGATCCCGAAGAGGAGTTGTTTCACCATCGCATTCAAAGCGCCGTGCGCGGACTCAAAGACGCTCAGCGTAGTTTCGACAGGCGCACGATGGCGAATATCAGGGCCTTGGAATGCGTTATTGGCCCGGGCGTGGACGTGGAAAACGGCGCTTTGATCGATCCTGAGCAGGCGTTCAGGTCCGGTTCGGGTGTGCCGAGATTCTTGAATGAAGGGGCCCTGTCGGAAGGACGCATACGTGATCGCCCCGCCCCGAATCTGCCGAGCAGTTGGCTGGAAATGCAGGCGATCTTTGACAAAATGCCGGGTCGATTGTTGGGCCTGGACGAAGATGGCATGTTCGGGGTCAACCAGAAAGACCAACTGGTGCTGGGCGTGGTGGGCAAGATGCGCATGGGGTTGGGGATGATGGGCATGTTCGATTTCTTCGACAATGCCTCATTGGCCCACCAGATCATCGGCGCGAAGCTCTTGCGCTTGATACAGCAGTATCCCCCGGACAAGGTGCGAAGGATCGTGGGCGGTCAGGTGGCGCCGCAGTTCTTCAATCGTGAGTTTGGCCAGTACGATGCCATACCATGCGAAACGGTCTTGACGGACAGTCAGAGGGAGTCGATGTATCAGCAGCTCCTGACGCTGAAGAAGATGGCGGCGGAGACGGGAGAGCAGTTCCCGATGACGTTTGCCCAAATCTATCAAGAATACGGTCCTGTGGCGTTGCCGGGCAAATTCACGGCCGCCATGCAGCGGATAGACCAGCAGCGTCAGCAGTCGCAACAGCGGATGCAGCAGATCCAGGAAGCGACACAGAAGGCGGTTCTCGATCAACTTGAGGTCGATACGGCCAACGAAAAGGTTCACATCCAGGAACGGGTGGCCAATGTCGCCAACCGGGCCGCCCAGGCGCAAAAGGCACAACTTCAGGCGGCGGAAATACAGCAGCAACTTAGGACGACGCCGACATGGGAGATGCTGGACCGCATCATCGAAATGGCGAAATTGGAGATGCAGCGGCAAGGGCAGGCAAAGCAACTGGAGGCGGCAAGCAGTGAACAGGCGTGACTTCATCAAGGCGTTATCGGCCGCGGTCGCATCGGCTCTGGTTCCTTCCGGAACCATACTTGCTCAGGTTGCAGATGACGAAGTTGATCGTTCTTCCGGCTTTGATCCGAATCGCAAGTACGGTGATTATGTTATTGTGATGGATTACAGCGAGGAGATGCTCGAATATGCACGTAGGCGCATCGTCGAGCAAGCTAAACAAGTGGTGCCGCGAGCATATTGGCACAAAGTAAAGATAGTGTACAAAGGCCCTGGCGGTCCTTGTTCAAATCCATTCGACCAATTGCCAACCGTTGGCTGGAAATATGTCCCTGCTGGAAAGAAAGGGTAAAAAATGGGAACCCACAAGATCGTTGAATTGTCACTCGTCGAAGGCGAAGAAGGCAAAGGTCCGCAACTTGAGTTGACGTTGGAGGACGGAACGGTGCTGCGCGAGGCGATGCACGGTCCCGTGGTCGTCGGACAGGGGAAGGCGAAGAAGGGCAAGAGCAAGGATGAACCGTAAGAGTAAGATGACCCACGGTGATTTTCGCCGGATGGTGACGCAGGAACTGCGTTTGGTTTTGGAGGACGTGGTCAACCGTCTTGCCTACAAGCGCACACCCTACTATCTGCACGTTCACGTGAACGATCATTACGACGGACAGCCGGCCGCGAACGCCGTGAAAGGGCAGGCGACGCGCGACCTAACGATTGGCGGGCAGGTCATTCACACGACGGTCGTCTGTTTTTCCTGCAATATGGAAATCTCGGGAAATCCGGCCTTGTGCAGTGCATCGTGCAAGGCATACATGGGCCAGCGCGAGGGCAATAGGGTGGTCTGCCCATTGAGCGTGCCGCAGTTGGGAACGATCTTGTTCCGCATGGACAACCGGGTAGGCGAATTGGAGTTGATCTATGCGTTGCCGAAGGACAAGCCGCACGCGGCGGTAGATTCAGACAATTACGGGCCGGTGGCTGAAGCCGTAGCAGAGTCGGCGCAAAGAGCCGGCGTGCCGTTGGCGTGGAATTAATACAAATGGACAATCAGGATATCAAAATACGCTTGCGGAATCGCGGAGTATTGACGGGCACGGGATATGTGTGGGAAGATGCCCTGAGACAGCGGGGATGGAATCAGTTGCCGATAGAGCAGCAATTCGCTATGATTCCCAGCGAACAGGTCTGTGAGGCTGCCATAGCCGTGTTTCCGCATTGTGACGATATCCGTTTGATGCTGTGTCCGGACGAATATGAGATTGACCCGGACGATTTACCGAAGGCGCGTATTGCCGCTCAGAAAAAATGGCCCGAGATCACAGAAGCAATTGCTTGAGGTGACGTGTGCCCTGGACCGATGGAGATGCGGTGAAGCATAACAAGAAGGCGACGACGCCAAGACTCAAACATATTTGGGCTTCGGCGGCCAACGCGGCGTTGAAGATGTACAAGGATGACGGCACGGCGGTGCGGGTAGCCAATGTGGCCGTCAAGGATGCGCTGGCCAGAGATAAGCGAAAGGCGTGAACTGTGATTGCTGCCGAGATCAGACGGAAGATGGGTGAGATCGCCAAGCAGGTGCGGGCGCTCTTGCCAGGCTACCGCGGCTGTGTGGAATTCCACTTTTCGGCCGACCCGAAGAAGCAGGTCTTGGTGGATATGAAGTTGTGCGATGTGACGAGGGCGAAGACATGATACCTGATAAAGGCAAAAAAGTGAAAGTGCTTATCAAGGCGGTCCCTCACAGCGATGCCGGACCGATAATCGTTCATGAGCATACGACAATAAGCGGGTATAGAGTATGGTATCCCCCCAATCCGACAGTAAGGGTAGGTAAAGTCATAGACAAGACATAGACAACTGAATACGTGAGCGGGAATCCCCCGCGCAGGAGCACCGATACGACTCGGCCCTGTCGGAGCATCAGCCAATGTGGCTGGCGCTCTGGCAGGGCCTTTTTTTGTACATGAGAAAGACCAAAGAAAGGAACCCAAGATGAGTAGCAACACAAGTCAGCGGCTCAATCAGCGTATGGTGCAAACGCAAGCCATGTTCGGGCCTCTATGGTCCGGCAAGGCCCGTTTCTGCCGTTTCAATGACGGGGCTGCGACAGGCGAGAACGTCCAGGCCGCCGCTGGACAAGGCGAAAACGTCCAGGTCGCCGCTGGACAGGGCGATACGGCGCAGCCCGCCCCTGCGCAGGGCGTGAATCAAGCTCAAGCCGCCCCGGAGCCCCAACCGGGTGAAGTGACGGCGCAACCGCCGGACAAAGGACCCGTTCCCTACGAACGCTTCGAGGAAGTGAATCGCAAGGCGCGGGAGGCGGAAGCGCAAAATAAACAATTGCAGGCCAATATGTTTCAGTTGCAGCAGTTCGTGCAGCAGGCGCAGGCCCGTCAACAGCAAGGCCAACCGCAGCAGGACCCCTTCAGTGAGTACATCGCCAAGGAAGGGATCGGCAAGGATGGATTCCTGACTGCGGAAGAATTGCCGAAGATAGCTCGCTATTTCGAGCAGCAGAGCCAGCGGCGGTTCGCCGAGCAGCAGCAACAGCAATGGTTTGCGTCTCACCCGGACTATGTAGGTCTCGTTGTGACTCCTACGGGCCAATACAGTGAGACCATGATGAAGATCATTCAGCGCGATCCGTCTATCGGGATGGCGCTACGCCAAAACCCCAATCCGGCCGTCGCCTATGCCTTGTGCAGGGCGGAGGCTGAACGTGCGGCGACCCCTAACCCAGCGCCATCTACCGTTTCCGTTCCGCCCAGCATGAATCCTGTGCAGCAGATCCAGCAGGCGCAACGTGCTCCTCAGCCCATCGTAACGGCTCGCGGAACAGGGCAGATGGATCGGCAAAGTCAGATTGCACATATGACGGACGAGGAATTCCGTGAGCATCTGGCTGAAGTCAAGGCGCGAGGGTCATAGCGGAAGCCGCCAAGGAGAAATGAATTATGGCAGACAATTTGATGACCACCAGTAGCCAAGTCGATCCGGCGGTAGGGCTCTTCTATGAGCGTACCTTGCTCCAGCCGCCCCAGCCGGATTATATCTACACCAAGTACGCCGAGCGCAAGAGTATTGGCCTCAAGCAAGGCGACACGATCAAGTTCCGGCGTTACGGCCGCTTATCCGCCGCGACGACACCGCTGGTGGAAGGCATTACGCCCAGCGGCGACCGACTCAGCAAGGTGGACCTGACGGCCAAACTGAGCCAGTACGGCAGTTACATCACGATCACCGATGTCGTGGACCTGACGGTTGAGGACCCGGTTATCACCATCGCGGTGGACCGCCAGAACGACCAGATGATGAATACGATGGATCAACTGGCGCGAGACTATATGTGTGCCTCGGCCTCCAGCGTCGATTGCACCAACGGCGACGACACGGCAACGCTTCTCAATGCGACCGATATCGCCAGGGCCGTGCAAACGCTGCGCAGCAACGACGCCAAGTACCTGTTCCGTCGCATCAATGCCGGTCAGGGAATCGGCACCAGCCCCGTCCGTTCGGCCTACGGCGGGTTGGCTCACACTGATCTCGAAAATGACTTGCGCAACATCGATGGCTTCCTCGACGTGGTGCAATACAGTCAGGCATCCGGTATCGAGGAGGCCGAATTTGGCTGTACCGGCAACGTGCGATGGTTGACGAGCACCAATGGCTATAGCGCCACGCACACGTTTGCCAGTGGTTCGGCCACGGGTTACTTCTCGCCTATTATCGGTCGTGACCCGACGAGCTTGCCCTTTGCGATGGTCGATCTGAGCGGCGGCAATGCGGAGCCGATCGTCAAGGGCTTCGGCTCCGGAGGCACGAACGATCCGCTCGATCAGCGCACCACCGTGGGCTGGAAGGCGTGGCAGGCGTTCCGTATCCTGCAAGACCTTTACATCCTGGTCGTAATCAGCACTAACGCGTAAAGGGTGCAGGGTGTGAAGGCACGTAACTGAACGCAGTAAAGAAAGGATACTTCTTATGAATGCAATTGAAAGACGATGGGTCGCCGATGGGAATGCCGTGAACGTGAAGTGCGGTTTTGTCCCTGACCTGGCGATTCTTGTGAACGGTGTGAATCAGACGAATCCCAATCTGATCCTGTACAGCAAGCAGATGGAAGACAACGAGAGCATGTATGGCATTGTCGTGACGGGTTCCAGCGGCGTGATTACGCGCATTACGACGGCGGCCACAGGCATGGAGGCTCTCAGCACGCGTGCCGATATGGTGCTGATTCCTCACCCGAGCGGGACAGGCTTGGCGGCCGCGACGGTTTCCGACTGGGCGAGTGGCACCAGTTACTCCAGTGGCGAGCGCACAACCACTACGGTGGGAACCGTCGTCCGGCCTCCGATTCACAACGGACGAGTATTCGAGCTGACGACGGATACCGGCAGCGGCACCAGCGAACCTTCGAGTTGGGACGTTGCTCCTGGAGAGACTGTCACCGACGGCGGCTCCAATATCTGGACGTGTCGCGAGGAACGGGTTGTCTCGCAAGGCGCTCAAGGCATAACCGTCGGGGCCACGATCCAGACGGATAGCCAGACCTGCGCCCTGTGGGCCTTCAAGTTCGACGACAGTACCAACGCAGGCGATGCCGCCAATGTCGGCTCTTCCGGCGTTGTCTAACCCTTATCCCCCGTGAGAAAGGACCGTGTGATATGGAAGAACAAACAGAAAACGTAGTGCCGGATACGGTAGAAACACCGATGCCGGTGGAAGATGAACGGCTGACGCGCTTACGTGAAGAATTCGGGCGCGTCAGTATTCCTTCACTGCAATACTTTTTGGAGCAATTGGGGTATCAGGCCGACCCGGAGACCAAGAAGTCAGACCTGATCGATGCGGTTGTGAAGATTAAAGAATCACAATGGCATGAGGCTGACAAGCAAGTAGCTGAAGCGACTGCATTGGTCGCGTCCGACGACGATCCGATTGTGGAAATGACGTTTATGAACATGGAATCTCCGGGAG